ACACGGCTAAATTCTATAAAGGACAATTGGTTAGGGCCGTAAGAAATTTCTTCCAAAAATTCAAACCCTAAAAATTTTAATAATTTTAAGTGGACTTTATTACGTTTATCAACTACATTCCAGAGGACTTCTTCCTCTCTACTTTCTATAAATCTCTTAGCTTCTCTTGCAAATGTTATAGGGTACTCTAATATAGCAGGAGTACATAACATCCACACTTCTCCATTAGGACCGACTCCGGCCATACCGGCAGTCTTGCCGTTAGGCACTTCGAACCACACGCAGGAGCCTCTGTGAACAGCTAAAGGTAGCTCTTCCATAGGATCTAGCCCGTGGCCTTCTTCCATCTCTCTGCGGTCATCTGGAAGTAGATTAGAGGCTACCTTAAGAGCAGCCTCAATCGTTGCTGGGTGAATGTAATCTGACATTAATTTGTTTTACGGTAATGCATGGGTGACCAATCACCTTCCCAAGACATAGATCTTAAGGTAGCAGGTGCTGGGTGGGAGGATTTTAATGTTATATCTACATTAGTATTCCGTTCATATACTGGTATATCTTTAACCTTCTCATCTAAAAAGGGTGCATCAGATGCATCATATTCATCTAAGTCAGTTGATTCATATACTTCAGTGTAATCAGTTTTACCTACTCTAGTAAGTGTAGTTTCATATAGACCTATCTTACCAAAGTTTAGTTTAATTCTATGTACAGTCAGTTTGGAGTTAACATCAGATTTAACTTGCTTCTGACTTATTTGTTGTGTTGGGTATATCCTAGGGAATAGTACGCTAAATTCATATAGATAACCTATATAAACTGTAGCACTAGACCAATCACCAGGTACTGTGAAGGAGGTACCAGCAGATGTCACTGTTACTTCAGCATATCTACCTACTCTTGTAGCAGTTGAATTAGTATCAACAACAACCAAGGCACCGTTAGGTGAAGTAACACTTGATTGCCAAGTAAACTCACAGCTACCTGTACCATCAGTAAATGTAGTCAGGTTAGTTGTACTATTATATACACCACCTAATACTGTCGTATAATTATCTAAATGTATCAGATAGTTAGTACTATCCAGATCTATATTTGGATCTGCATCAGCTTGAATTAAGTTAATACTTTGTAAGAAGTTATCAGTATCTAAGAAATAATAAACATCTTCTACACAGAAGTGGTACTTAATAGGATTATTATGTTTCCATTTAAACCAAGCTGATTGTAGTGCTTCCTCATTAGGGGATGTTCTAAAATATTTATATCCAAAGACAGTATCTGTATCTGTTTTACCGAAGAATACCATATTATTCTCTCGGCTACTTGTAATTAAATCTATATCTTTTGCTAATAAAGTAGGTACAAGTTTACTTGTCTCTACAAGTGTTGCCATATCTTCTCTTTTTACAGCACCTAGCTCCATAAACCTACTGTATTTAAAAGAATTATCTATGAATCCTACAGTGTAGTTTGTTCTGATAGGAGGTATAACTTGGTTATAGTTATGACTGGCTACAGCTCTTAGCTTTGCAGTATCAGGGTTGAATACTGTATCATCAGCAGATAGTAAAAACTGTTGGTTAGTACTAAAGCATAGTAATCCAGCTGGTAATTCTATAGCATCATATAAATCAGAAGGGTATAGAGAAGAACATGCTATATCAATAGGATCAATAGCACTAAGTGTTAATGCAGAGTTATTCCAGAAGTCAGGCTCATCAATTGAACCAGGTTTAGATGTTATTACATTCTCACCTGCTAAGAATACTAACCTATTACGGAAGAAGCATACTTTATTTATCCCTTGCCCAACAAATGATGGTATTGGATTAGTTACAGCATCCCCTACTAGCCTATCTTTCCATCCGTATTGTTTAACTAAGAAATCTCCATCCGCTTGCCTTTGTAAGACATGAGGCATAGTAGAAGGATCAAAGCTCTTTACAATACCAGGTTCAGGACATTCAATCCATACACCAGATCCATCTTTATCATTAGCACCATAGAATCTAGTGTAATAATCATCCTCATCTGACATCCTAGTGTTAGCTACTTTAACAATGTAACCATTCTTACACTGAATAGGAAGTTTAGTTACATCATTAACAGTGCCTTGCATGACACGCATGAGGTCATTCTCCATGACATCAATGTTGAATGCATTAGCACATGAAAGATAGATACCATTACCAATTACTACAGCAGATAATGATTGACCACCTACTGTAATACCAGAGAGTTCTCCTTGAATACCACCAAGAACAGTCTCAGCAGTAACAGCTGTATCAGCATCAAATGGTGTAGGAGCAGGTCTAACTGCTTTTATGTTAGCTTGGATAACTGACGCTTCATGTTCAGTTACTTCAATAGTATAAGTATAGCTAGTCTTAGCTGAGTCTAATGTAACAGTAGTAGTATCACCGTCTTCCCAGTCTTCACCACCATGTAGTAAGGATACCTCACGGTTATATGAACACTCATAACTATTACCAGTTATAGTTTCAGATGTTCCAGCTGCTCTACCTTGTTGTCCCATGGTAGTAATACGGAACGTTAAGTTCTTTCTAGATCCTGTATCAGTTTCAGCTCCACTGAATACCTGAGTACCTATACCAGGACAAGTACCTGTACCAGCACCTTCAGCTAAACTATCACTCTGTATCTTTACACGAGTAGCTCTTTTAATAGTAGTAGTAGTAGTATCGTTATATAGATTAAACCCGTACTGCCTACCATTCTCTGATCTTAGTATTTCAAGGTAAGCAAAGTGAGCATCAGGTCTAGCATCTGTTGTACCAGTAGTAGCTGTGATCTTACTTCTATTATTTAAGAAGGTAGTATCATTAATAGTTAATGCTTGTATATCTTCTTGATCATCACTAGGTGATGGAGTTAAGTAACTAGTGATAGAGGTATGGTTAGAGTTACTACCATCATAAGCACTGTTATCTGTATGATACCATACATTCTTTTCGGCACCATTATTACAACTCCACATCCTCACTCTACCATTAGAAGCAATCTGACCTATGTATGATCCTTCTGTTTCATCACGGTAATAATGGAACCATGATCCACCACTCTGTACATTAGTTAATGCTCCTCCTCCAGCTGCAGCTTCTACTCTCTTAGCACCTGGTCTTTTATATAAACCAAATGTAACGTCAGGTATAGCATTAATAATACTTTTAACTTGACCAGGACTCTTTAACTGATCAGGCTGTTCGGACATACCAGACACATAGTTAGGTATTGTTTGTGTGATTCCTGTCATTATCTTCTAAGATTCCTCCATGGTCTATAAGAACTATAAGATGAATCTTCAGGGAACCCAAACATAGTATGGTTACCTTGGTTACATTCATACTCCATACATGAAGCTCTTGTTAATGTCTCTTGTTGTGATAGTAGTTGTACTAATTGAGGGTTAGCTACTAACTGTGTTGCTGCCATGCGACTAGCTCTAGCTATTATATATCGTTGAAACACAGAAGGTATATCTTCAAAGTTTAATAGTCTAGTAATATCAAGTGTCATTTCAGATGCATCTGACCAGTCATCAGTATGATCATACTTATCATATAAATAACCATTCCTTTTTACTACATCATATGATCTTTTTCTCCAGCCATCTGTAACATCCATACGAAGTATGTCATTACCTACTGCTATTTTACCTGTTGTTGAATCAGGTGTATATGTTACATGTTTCTCTGTATTAAAATGCCATCCTTCATTCTGTATATCTACATTACAATCCCTTAATATATTATATATGAATGATACTTCTGGGTTATCGAATACTAATGAAGTTACTGGTGATTGGCCAATAGCTCCCAGTATTGAGTTCACTGCGGATAGTTCGGTATCGGTGTCAATTGTTGTGGAAGCCATAAAGTTATATGAATAAAAAAAAGGGAGCCCGAAGACTCCCCGTATGTTGGTTAAGTATTAAACTATGCGAATGCAGCAGGGGCGGTAGCTGTACCAGCATAAAGTTCAACAGCAGCAGCTGGGTTGAGTGAATCAACTCCCATTGCCAACCTACCTAGTATGACATCTCCCTGATAAATCACGGATACATCACCTGAAGTAACTTGTACGCTAGGACCGATTGCTTCAACGCAACCAGCAGCTTCTTTCTGGAAGACGAGTCCACAAGAATTAGCAAACTCAGCTTGAGCACCGTATTCGTTTACGGTTTTCTGTCCACTAGG